CAACAGGTTCTTCAAAGACAAAAGATGTTTCAGAAGAAGCATCAGATGAAGTAGTAATTTCTGCCGGAAGTTTAAATACACACGAACCAGGAACAATATTAGTTTCCGATGGTTTGCCGTTTATTACTGGTCGTATTTGAATAGAGACGGGTAAAACAGTATCCTTACTCTTGAACGACAATTTGACGTCAACCATGGTTGCGCCAAAAGGATTATCAACGTAAAAACTTTGCGCTAAAGGTTTTTGTGGTCCTACGGTCGGAAGATTAGTTGTTCCGCCATATAAAAGTTGGTTTACGTTAATATAGTCACTAACAACGCTCGATAAATTAGATACTGTAGCAGGAACAATCGCTGAAGTTTCTGCGCCCCACTGACCCGATAAATGCGGTTCTTCAACCCTAATATTGTCTGAAGGGATGTTATCCAATTCGTCTCTAATTTCATAAGTATTGTAAACATTCAAAGACGCATTAGGAACGTTATAACTAAATTCTCCAAATCGAGTAGAAACAACACTTTGATTTTTAATCGGTAACGCACCTTTTACAGTATAGTATGCAACCGCTTTACTATCGGCGGTTCTGATATCTTGCGCAGAAGCGTCTATAAGTTTGAACTCTCTAGTCCCTGCCCTAAATCTTCTGCCTGCGGAAACTTCTCCCGCGACAACACCAAGAGTAGGAATTGGTTTAGTTGGTCTAACACTAGGCAACCAAAAAGAACCTTCTATAACACCTTGAGAATTAGAAACAAGGTCGCTACTTGCTCCTAGATCAGTCGGACGAGAATTCAAATTATCATATTTGTTTCCGTATTCTGTTTTATTTGTAGACCAACGTACAAATCCACCAGACCCTTCATCTCTACATAAGTTAGCGACATCTACTCCATCAAAATAAGGAGTATGTTTTGTATTGGGTTTTAAACCCATTGCTTTAAAATGTATTAAACGAGAACGAACCCAAGGAATCAACGCCAAATCGACTACTCTATTACCAACTCTTTCTCTAAAAGTATCTGTGCTAATTAATCTTCTAACAGATCGTCCAGTCCTTAATCTACTTGAGCGTTTTTCGCGTTCAGAGTTATATCTTTCGCGCTCTACTAAAGACTTTCTACCGAAAGCGCCATACTGACGATTAGAAGGAATAAAATCATCTCCAACATCTTCGTGTTCGTTTTCAATGACTCTTCCCGCCCAATTCCACTGCCAGTTATTCCATAATCTTGCTTGCTTGACGTCTATTCGACTTGCTCCTGGCAGAGCATAACTAGCGTCATATTTTGAATTTTTCCATTCATCGCTAGAAGGAGAAAGCATTAAACAACCTATGTTGTCCACTTTTCCAGTTGGATTAACATTAACAGATCTAGACGCTAGAGGTTGTGATATCCAAGACGCTGAATCAAAATTCAACATTACTAAGTCGCCTTTACGGATAACATTATTTGCCGTTGGGTTTTTATCAGCGTCAAAAATTAATCTTACATTATCTTCATCGAAACAAGGTCTAAACAGTTTAGAATCAGGATCTACTGACGCGCAGTAATCTGGAGAAGAGACATCAGACAACTTTTGATCTTGAGCATCGTCTACTAGAATACCAGATTCTGCCCTCTCAACTCCATCACTATCTAATTCCGGAGTCAATTTTGCTTCTAATTCTAACAAACTAAATTCAGTGAAATCAGCAAGGCGATCTAATTTCTCTTCGATCTTAGCAATATCGCCCATAGTATAATGTTTGTGCTCTATTGGCGTAACTTGCAAATCATTTTCATCAATAGTATTTGCATTAAAAATAATCTTATAAAGTTCTAACGAATTGTCGGGCGTTTTCTTAAACTGCGGATTCTGCGCTTGTTGTCCCATTAATACTTGTACATCGCCTTCTTGTGTAATTAAAACTTTATCAGCGCGTGGCAAATAATAACTAACGTCTGCTGTAACATTCGTACCATTTTTAGGAAATGGGAATACAGTAGAAGTAACTACAGAATCAAGGTCTTCGTCAAAATCAGGTCGATAGTCTAAAACGTTTCTCAGCGGCAAAACTGTACCGTCTGCTAATTTATGACTAGGGATACCAGAATATCCGATACTTAAAGGATAAGAATTTACGCTATAATACTTATCGTTGTTAGAAAGAGTTCTAGTAAAATATTTAAAATTGGCATAAACATTCCCATTCCAATTTACATCAGAATCTAATATCAATTTACCCTTAGTGTAGTAGTTGTCTCTTTGTCCGTTATCTAATCTAAAATATGGTGTTGCGATTGATCCCGTAGCATCTATAAATCGAACAGAATCCATGCTATAAATGTCATATTGACCCAAGGGTACATATCTTGTGCCATTTTCATCAATAGTCAAAGAAGTGGTAATAGTAGTAGAAGAAAGACCTTTACCTCTTTCCTGATTATTGCTTGAGGTCGACTCGACCATAAAAACGACTACATAATCTTTTCCTGAAGTTAAATTACTAATCGCGTTACTCGTCAAATTAATATTAGCGGTCGTTGTTTCGTCTGCATTATCTGTGTTATTATATACTATCCAATTATCTGGATTTACATAAGATCCGTCCGCTACGGCGGGAAGACTATAGGAAGTAGATCCTAGAGCGCCAGTAGAAAGAGATCTAATTATAGTTGTATCCGGCGATCCTATGGTAGCGGGTCTTACTCTAGGCAATAATTCGAACGCATTATTATTGTTAGACTCGTACAAAGTAGTGATGCCTTGAGTGTTTTGTTCAACAGAAAGCGTAATTCCTAAAGAGGAGTTTACCAATGCAGTAGTATCAGCAAGATTTCCCGAAGCTAGTTTAATCCCGTATACGTATGCTCTTATCTTACCCTGTCTGTATTCTAAGAACCTCAAATGACATGTTCCGGTAGGTCCTGTCAATGAAAATTTATAATGATTTTTATTACCAGAGTTACTGCCGAAAAGATTTCCAGCGTCTGCGCCCATCGCAGTAATACTATCAATAATAAAATAGTTTCCATAAGATACTGCTATGCCCTCTTCCGAAACTGTTTCAGTTTCTTGAGGTTTTGGAATAATTAATTTTGTTGGAGACTGCTGTTCTGCTCGATAACCGTTGACATAAGCAATGCCATCAGAAACCATTAATGACATATCTGAATCGGGTTGATCGTTAAACTCATCAAAATTAAGCGTAAAGGGTTTAATTACATAATTGCCCGATTCTTCATAAGTTCTCTGAGCCAACATGTCTTCAATCTGATTATACGAGTCATTTAAATCTACAACTTCAGTAATCGTAGAATTTTCAACTTTAGCGACGAATACAAAAGATTCGTCGGCAGCAATTTGATCTTCTGTTGTAAGAGTTAATAGAAGTTGATAACGATCTGCTCCTGGAGAAGAATTATTAACAGTGTCTCCTGCATTGTCATATAAGTCAGCGTCATCATCTACAGTAATAATTTTTTCTTCAACTTTAAATCCTACAGTTTTATTTGCTATAGGACTGGAAGCATTTAGTATAATAGATTGTTGACTGCTGTGTACAAAATGACCGGATACAAAAAATTCGCCTTCTTCGATCGTAAACTTTACTGCCGACCCATTTCCAGAAACGGTAAGGTTAGGACCAACGCCGCCTTGATCTGATATTGTATCTAAATTTATAAATTGTGTAAAAGAAGAAACAGCAGACCCGCCATTGTCAACATAACCAACAAAAAGTTTGTCGTTGGCGTCATCTACTTCTAAAATTCTTGCTTTTTGAACACCATTAGTATAGATCATACCAACTTGAACTGTAGATAAATCTGGAGATCCAGATAAAGTCACAAATCTATATTGTGCATTGATACTTGGCACGCCACCAGAAATCGCGCTACCTTCTTTAAAAATATTTCTTCCAAAACTTGCCATCTCTTCTTGAATAATAGTCTGCATCTGGGTAAGTTCCCTTGCTTGCAGAGCTCTACCATTATTAAACAAAATGCGATGATAATGATCGTCTTTAGACCAATCGTCTTTGTATGTTGATGAAAAGGTTGTCGAATTTCTGTTGGTTGCCATTTTTTATCCTATGTGCATTTAGATAAATTTATAATAATTTTTAGATCTTCAGTTTGTGAAGATTGTCGGACTACGGTCGCTACATTATCATAAAATAGAAGTTCTCCTGTAAAAGGATTTACCGCCCCCGGACCTTCAGCGGTTACTGTTTGAGACCCTAATGATTCGCCAATTTGAAACGGTTTTAGACCATCAGAATCTCTTTGTACATAGTAGACATAGTTGGGCGGACCAGAAACCGTGTCTACCACAAGAGCTGTTGCGTCGGAAGTTTGACCAGTAATAGTTCCATTTACAGTAATTCCTGATAAACTCGAAACAGTAAGTTTTCTAAGAGCATTAGCGGCATCAAGGGTAATAAAGCTATCATCGCTGTCTTTTGGATTTTTAATTAATGCCACCTGATGAAATCTTGATCCAATAGAAAGATCTGCTGATCCTTCTTCGTCTTGTACTTCAGCAGTAATCATTAGATTGTCAGCGTTTAAAGAAAGTAATGGATTAGAATTTAAACCGTCCACGGGACCAAAAACTGATCGAGCAGTAAAAGAAGCGCCAGGATTATCTGGTGAAACGACTGCTGACCTATATCCAGAACCATGTTTTATTAATCCGGAACCATCAGAATCTATATGAATTTTAATTAATTCTCCGCCAGAGTTACCGAATGCAAAAAAATCTGCGCCGCTACCGAAACCACCTCCGTTTACAGTAAGCGGATTGGCGTTTCCTAGGGTGTTTCCTGTTCCTGAACCAGTGACAACAAAATTAATAATTTCTCCACTCACAGCGCTATCTTGTAATGCTTTTTGCTGAATTTCTTCTGTAATAGTAGGATTAGAAGAAGTAATAACTTTAACAGGCATATAATTTGTTGTCAAAAATTTTTCTTTAGCAAGATTGCTCAATTTATACAAAAATCTCCAAACGTATCCATCTGAAGTTTTGTACGATCTCGCTGGATTATAAGGATGAACCAATGCTTGTGCTGCAGTAGTCGGTTTTATCGTCGAAAGTTGACTACTGTTTGGATCGGGTTTTTGTATGCATACAAAAACTTCGTCGTTATCTGTCAAAACATAAAAATTAGTTAGACTTGGATCGTTGTCATCATATGCATTATATGAGGTGCTTCCTGAGTTATCATAATTGACTCGAGGAACTACAAAAGAAGCAAGAGTTGATCTTTTGTATGAATGTAATCTTTGCCTAACTAAATGCGAATTTCTAATAGATCCTACTGCATTAGGGGGATCTCCGACCCACAAATCGTTTGATCCGAAAGCGATATAATAACGATTATTTGATGACAAATCGCTATCTAACAATTCGAATACATTGTTAGTAAAATTATTAGTAGTTGCTCCAGTAGACACTATTATTCTCTTAAATAAGGTTTATTTATAATGACGATGTAACGACTGTAGAAACAGTAGATAAATTATTGTCATGCTCCAAAATGTTATTTCTTAATGGCGTAATCGCTGATTGATTATCAGGAATTGCTTTAATTGCCAAGTAACTACCAAGATATGAAGTAATATTGAAACCAACAATGTTTACAACACCCGTTTCCGGAACATAATTTCCTGCGTTACTAACAATAGTTTTCCCTGTTGTTAAAGATATAATTTGTAAATCAGTTGATCCTAATTTATTTCTTAAAAAACATGTTTGCCCAGCATATACAAAATTTGTTGACGTTATGGTATAACTATCCGACTTCCCAGGCTCTATAGGCGCAGCAAAAATAAAAGAATAATCTTTAGTCGTCCCTAACAAAATAGGTTGATCATAATCATTACTGCTAGTAGACCTTCTTTGTTGCATTTTAATATTAGAACGAGAAGATAATACTGATGGATCGACAGCATCAACAACTGTCAACATATTAGACCTTCTAAACGTTTTATCAAAAGTTCCTGTACTCGAAGTAAAATATGTAGAAATTGCTGAACGAACATTTGATTTTATAGTAGATTCGGTTTCGCCAGTTAATTTAGGATTAAACTGAAAAAACGTTTCTGTTTCTAAGTAAGTAATAACAGGTTTAGTATAAAACACATCAAAAGAAGCAACAGACAAATCTTCTGCTAAATCCGTTATTCCGTTTTGAACAAATTCTTGTGTGGATACATCAACCCCATTAAAATAATCAATTGAAAGGTAAACTGCTCCATATCTTGGAGGAATATTATCTTCTCCACCCCAAGATTTTATGTCTTGAATATATCCCGAAAAATTTCTTTGTGCAAGCGCTGCATAATCTTCTGCAGTAACCATTCTGTTTTGTGCAGCATATAAAAACGGAGCGTTTTTACGAATAGATTCTATACCTTCTTTTTCAAGTCCACCAGACGAAGCGGAAACAACGGTCGGAACTACTGAATAAGATCCTGGGTTAAAAGTTCCGTTTTGAAAAGTACGAGCTTGATTTCCTGAAGCGCCTGCAGTAGAAAGGTAAGTTACCTCAATTTTTTCGCCGGAAGCAGGCGCTTGACCCAGATTAGATCCATTACCGAATGAAAGTTCATAGTATCCATTTGGCGCTTCTCTAATAATGTAAATCGTAGATGTCGAGGATATGCTCGTGGCATCATTAACACTAGTATACGTGGTATATGAAGAAGAACCAGGATATTCATAAACTTTAACAATCACTGTATCCAAATCTAAAGTGTTATCTGGTATTACAAAAATATCTTGCTCTGAGTATGGTCCTGCGATAAAACTTTTAGTTTTTATTGTTCCTTCGTAAATCGGAACATTATCAGATCCTGTAGAAGTTTTAAAATCAAAATTGTTACTGCCATCATTTATAGCAGTAAATGTTTCTAATGTTTGAAAAATAAACGCGCTGTTACCTATAGATGTACTGAAAGTGGTATACGCTGGTAAAGTAATAGTAGTATCCGCTGGTCCGCCAGTAATTCTAAGATTAACTAATGCTTTTGAAGCAACTTTTGATCCAGAAGAATATCCAATCGATCCAGCAAGACCAACGACGGAAGATCTTAGTTGAGCAGTGCTAAGGAATGATTCATTTAGTGCATAATTTGCAATAAGACCATTATAATGTGTATTATACGCTAAAACATCAAGTAAACTTGACAACCCAGAAGCTTCAAAATTATAATCAGAGGTTCCAAATTCGGAACTGTTCTGAAGATGAACTTTTAAAGAATTTTTTATTGATGTAAAATCTAATGCTGTAGATTTAATAGTAGTTGCCATTACCTTAACCTTGAAATTGTAGTTTCTATAACTTCAGTAGACGCTAAATTTTTAACTTTAAATTCTACTCTAACTCTTACAACATTACGCTCGGGGGAAGAGTTAACTCTTACTTCTTGTATTATCGCTCTTGGTTCATAAATATTGATTGCTTTTGTAATTCTTTCATTGATTTCAAAATCACTGTTCCCTTCGCTTAAATCAAATAACAATCCCTGTAAATTTGCGCCATATCTTGGATTAAACGGTTTATCGTATGCGTTTGTCAATAGTAAATTTTTTACAGATTGTTTTACTGCCGCTGCGTCTCGTTTTAAATAAATTTCTCCGGTATCAGAAAACGTCGAAAGAGTCAAATCTATGTCTTTATACTTTTGCTCTGTCGTTATTCTAATGCTACTAGAGAGATTTCCATCTTCTGTAGATAGCAATTTAGCCATTGAAATTCCTTTTCCTTTTATTTATAAGTTTATTCTAAGATTTCTTGCAAATCTGATTTACTTTGTGACTCACCATTGTAAATTGTTTCAATTAATTTAGAGTAACGTATATCATCGTCCAAAGAAGAGATTTCTGGTAATACTATAAAAACTGTTCCCGTAATACTACCATCAACGTTATAGGTATCATACTCTAAAATTAATTTATCGTAATTAGCATAATCTTTCCAAAAAACTGCTAAATCAAAAGAAGCAACTGGGTCAGATTTTCCTTTTTTGTCTATAATTTGATAACCTATCGCTCTTCCGATTCTACGATAATCGTTAATACTATTTGCACTCGGAGTTTCGCCAGCATATGAACTTTCTACGAAATATGGCGTAGGTTCATACACACCATCAGAGATAATTACTCTATGATTCGCAAAATTTACATATTCTGTTGCCATTTTGTAAATTTGCGTTTGCAAATAAAGATAATTTGCTATTTCTAACCGATCTGCGGGTCCATCAAAAGACTTGTTATACAATCTATCAAAATTTGTTCTGGATCCCCTAGATCCTAAAAATTTAGAACAAGTTACTCCATCTGCT